GAGCATAGACCGCCAGACGAGAGCGTGATCACACTTTTAAAGATGACGCTGACGGGCGTTATAGGCGTCATTGCAGGATATCTTGGCAGGTAGTTTTCGCTTGTCTTATTCAGAAAGTGAAGGGATTGGATTGGCGCTAGGTGTCGCAACCCCTTCACTATACTGAGTGAAGGGGTTGCAAGTTCACTTTAAGGCGCTGCCTTCCACTAAAGTCTGTTAGTTTCCAATAACTTCCGTATGCCTGTCATTACTGGGGGTGAAGGGGTCGTCAGTTCAAATCTGGCCGCTCCGACCAATTTTTCAATGCCTTAGCGGAAACTATTGTGCAGTGCAATATGTTCACTTGAACATAAAACTGTGACAAAAATAACACAGTAGACCCCTTCATATGTTTAGGGCCACTGCAGCGTGGCGCAGAAAATCGGGGCTAAACCGCGCATAAACAGACTCAGTGATTTTGGTGTTTGTGTGGCCAAGGAATTGCGAGATTTGCGACATCGGTACGCCGCCTTCCGCCATCCAGACCGCCGCCGTGTGACGCAAAACGTGCGGCGTCACGTCAGCAAGCTGCGGCACCTTTTTAACCCGCCGGCGGAACGCGATGTCAATGCGCTTGATTGGGCTGCAATTATATTCGACGACGTGATCAGTCACCGCAACCGACTTTGCCTCACGCAGCCGATCATATAAGTTGTCGGTCATTGGCACGACGGCGCGTCGCTTGTTCGCCGCCCCGCCGTCGCCGCGCAGGTCTACCAGCTTGCGATCAAAGTCTACCTGCGACCACTTCATCTGGCAGATCGCCGACTTGCGGGCGCCGGTGGCGATGGCGATCTCTACAAACAGCGCCAGGTGGTCGGTCGGCGCGACCGCGCTACGGAGCAGCTTGAACTCCTCGCGCGTCAGATACCTATCGCGTGGCGGTGGTGGAGGTGGCATCTCAAATACAAAACTTCGATGGCCCTCGGGTGCGTACTTTCTAACCGCCGCTTTTAGGCACGCCAGCTCGCGCCTGATTGTTGCGTTGCCAGCTCCTGCGTTGCGGCGTCGCTGAATGTAGGCTTGGCACATCGGCACCGAAATCTTGTTGGTGTCGAGGTCGCCGAAAAACGGCAGCAGGTGTTTTTCTCCGTAGTGCTCCCGCCCTTTTGGACTGCCGATCTTGTAGCTGCGCCAAACCGCCTTGACAGTTGCCTCAGTGACATCGGTCTGCTGGGCCTTGTATTCGGCGAGAAGCTGTTCTGCCTTGTCTCGATTTTCTAAATTGTATGCGAGGCCTAAGCCGTAACGTCTAAGACGCCACTCGACGCCGGTTGCGCCTTCGCATGGTTCGTACCAATGCACGGCGTATCGTCCACGGTATTTTCCGAGCTTGATTGTTGTGTCCATCCTTCATGCTTCCTAATTTCTGTTTCAATAAACCTGATTTGTCTGCCCACCTGGAAGTGGGCGATCTCACCTTTGCGCACCATCGTTCTAATAGTCTTGGGGTCTACGCCCCATCGCTCAGCGAGTTTTCCTACCGTAAATAAGCGCGAGTCCATTGTGAATCCCCTTTCAAAAGTGCTGACGGCGAGATGGCCACAGGGATATACAAACCCCGGTCACGAGAAGACATTGACACGCACTCGCCGCCAGCTATCGGACTGAGGATGCGAAGCTCAGCCAGATTTCGTTTTCAATCCTTGCGGCTGAGCCACTGGCCGCCGCTGCACGCATGTAGCAATCTGTGATGTCTTAGCCATGTTGATGGCTATCATTTGCTCAACACACTGCTGCATCGTGTCCATCTCGATACGGTCCTGGACAAGAATGAAAACACGCGACTCAAGCGTCATCAGTAAGCCCAGGACCATAAAGATGTTCATGCGGCAGTCTCAGCAATCGGCCGGGGACTGCTGATCAAATAATACTCGACCCAGTGGTTTTCGCCGTCCGATTTCCGACGACTTTCAATCACATAACCCATTGCACGCAGCTCAAAAATGCGAGCTGCTAGGCGTTGAATATCGTACTTCTCAAACACGCCGCGCGCGGTCACGCCGAGCCCATTTTGTAAAAGCTCAACAATCTGCCGACGTTGCTGGCTGAACCTTCCTGACATTTTAAGCTCCTTCTTCATCGTCCTGTGTAAATGTCTGAATTTCTCCGAGGCAGGCGGCGTAGCCAGCCAAGTCTATAATGCTGTCGTTGTGCGACGGGTCAGCCTTCAACCGCGCCAGTTTCATCAAGGCCAAAGCCAAAGCGACGTCGCCGGGCGTAAATTCACGATCAAAAAAGACTGACCAAAGCCGCGCAATCTCAAAAAATGAGCGCTCTGGGCTGCCGTAGCTCTTCCCACGGCCCATCACTGCTGCATGAGCGAGTGCGAGCACGGCAGCCCGGTCCATTAAAAGGACTCCGGAGCGTTGTGTGGCGGAGGTGGTGCCGAAACCGCGACGGCTGCCGGCGGTGCCGTGACGCCTGGCGCAACGGGAGTAGCTGCGCCGTTGTCGAAGGGCGAGCGGCTTTCCCAGCCGGTGATCGCCAAAACGGGCGCGTGCGCCGTTCCCTTCGGCGATACAATTGGCGTGGTGCCGGTGAAGGTCACAATCGGAGCTTTGTCGACGTACTCCGGGCCGGTGGCTGCCTCAAATGCATCGTGGACGGCATCAACGGCGTTGCGCACTGACATTGCAGTTGATCCAAATTCATGGATGTCAGCACCAAGCAGGCTGGAGTTATAGACTTGGATGCGAAAGCCGAGCTTGTGATCGTCTGATGGCTGCTCGATCATTTGCTGCGAGCCATCGACAAGGCTGCGATATTTCATTGCTTGGATATCCACAACGCCGACCAGGCGTTGCCAGACAATTTCGATGTTCGCAAAATCCATTTGCAAAGCTATCGGGAAGGGCAGGGGCTGCGGCTGATTGGTCCAGGTTTCGCCGATTTGAACGCGATTTACCTTCGACAAGATGCCGCTGCGGGCGTCAAAGCTCAGTCGGGGCAGGATTGCTGATGGGGTTGTGCCAGTGGACATGAATTTATTAATAGGCATTTCTTCTTTCTTCCTTCTGTTTTTCTGGGGGGGGGTTAAAATCCGAACACCTTTTTGCCAGCAGCCCGCATGGCGGGTGACGACATATAAAAGCTCGAATAATCTGGGACGACGCACTGGGCCATTTCTTCAAAACTTGAAAAAAGCCCCATAAATTTTTCGCGTGCGATGGTCGCAAGCCGCACTTCTTCAATGGCTTGAGGGATATCCTCTTGCCTAAAAATTCGGCACTCTTTGCCGCTGACATAAGCAAAGCGCATTTCGTGATTTCCGAGAGCGGTGCCATACACCGCGCCCTGCCAACGATGGCTGTCAGACACGTTCGCAGTTGGCAGCCGCAGTGTGGTTTTCAAGTCCACAATCAAGCCATGATCGGGATACAAAAAATCTAAAAAGCCAGTGTGTGACTGCTCGCAGCCGTCAAGCTGGAGCGACACCTTGTGCTGACCCTCGCCAGGAAACTCGGGCGTGCCATAGGGCCTTAGCGCATTGATAGCGTGAGTTACCATGCCCTCGATGTGCTTGCGTCGATTGGCCTTGCTTTCCTCACTGATTGCTTTGAGGGCCGTCAACCGATCGAATTTAGCGAACGCCAGAGCCACGCACTGACTGATTGGCCGCTTGTGGTCTATCAGACCCTCTTTGACGCCATCTTCGACGGCGATGCCGGCTGCCATGGGTGCGTTCATGCCGTCACGGTAGCCAAGCTCTTTCAGCAGCCATGCATCAACTGGCATATTCAGGGTCGATGGCGACCATGGAGTTTTCTTTTTAAGAGCCATCAACAAGCACCTTTTCCCACACGCCCGCTGGCTCAACCCAGGCCTCACGGCCAGGGCGGTTTTGCCATTCCCACAAGCGTTTAAAATTTGCGATTTGCTCGTCTGTAATGGGGCCGTCGTAACGGCGCTCTAAAGCCGCAATCTGTTGTGGCGTGAGCCCTGCGTAGCGGTTCATGCCGGCATCTCGAGGATGTATGCGAACACTAGGAATGCATACCCGATTGCAAACATAAGACACACGGTGAGAAATTCTGCGATAAATTTGATCATCTCGTTTTCATCTCCGTAAATAAAAAAATTTCGTTATCAACGGGTTTTTTAAACAACGCGTAAAAGTGGACCTTCTGTGCGGTAAAAGCCGACGTGACGTTTTAAAAGCTCTGTCATTTCGGGGTCTTTGCCAAAAAGGCCATTGGTATCCCAAGCCGCAATGGCCTTTTGATACATGCGATCATGGTGATACCACGAGTCGTAACTGCCAATGTAAACACAGCTTTTGCGGTGTTGAGTAAGCGAGGCGGCTAAAATGATTTCAAAAAGTTTTTGATCTTTCCAGATTGAACGCGTGCCATAGCATTGTGCGTGCTCGGAATAAATCAACGACCTGGAATGAGGTACGAGTCGCGAGCCCCTTTTTTCACCTATGAAGCGCGCCCTGATCAAATCATGCATGTCATTTGCAGTTTCAACGTCAGGGAATAGCCAGGTTGTCACCCAGTCACCGCGCATGAAATCAAAATTTTCGGTCAATGATGAAAGCAGTTGCAACAAATCTTGCGGCGTGAGCTTCGATAAAGTTAGAGAAAGTAATGAGCCCGCATCTCTAAATGATTCTTCAACTCCGCTTTCATTTGGTCTGACAGCCGGTCTGTCTCGCCCAGCGCCAGCCATTCTAACGGAACGTCGAATAGTTTGGCTATCTGAGTGGCATCCGCCAATAAACACCTTTTTTGATTTTGCTCCACGTCCCGGTAGCTGCTTGCTGACCAATTTAATGCCAGTGCCGCTTCTCTTTGAGACCAGTTCCGACGTTCTCTCAGAAACTGACATCGAGCGGTAAACGCGGCTATCGTGAACGGCTTTGAGTTTAACGGCTCCATCATCATCTCTTTTTTCTTTTCGTTGCTGTTTCATGGCTTAACACTCTTTCAACTTTGTTTCCAGCAGGGATTGTGGCGCAATTGTCGTCGGATTGTCAATGGCGAAAAAAACAAAAAAGTTACAAGCAACGAGATTGACAAGTTTAGCAGATATTGTATAAACGTCGTTATGAATTACAAGATGTTGCTCAAATTGTGTGGTGGCCGCGCAGAGATTGCGCGGAAGATGAACGTTACAAATCAGATGGTAAGCCTGTGGTCAGTTCGCGGTTTACCAAAAACCTACCGCCGGCGCATGGACTTGCTCGGCTTAATCGCTGAAGCGGAAATCCCACGCGATTTAAAATGTGAAGTTTTGAATTGGGCTTCCGACCCAAACAACTGATCGCCCGCATGAGCGCATCATGCACCTCCCAGACGGCCCCAACTGCCGCCTCGTTTCCCCTAGCGAGGCGGCGCTTTTTTAAGGGTAGAAGGAGAATTTTATGACCGGAAAAGTCAAAGGAACTTACATCTTGAACCTCTATGTCGATTGCGGCGAGGCGTGGATCGCAGTCGATGAAGCTGAGTTAGTGTCAGTAGATATTGATTACAGTAAAGATTTAAGTGCTGCCTCAAAAAGGTTTCGAGAGACAATTTTTCTGTCAGTGCCAAAGGACAGCGCGATTTTTTTCCAGGCGTTAATGTCAAAAAATAGATTTACGCGCTCAAGCTACCTGTCGCACAACCAATTTCAGGAGCTCCCCAAAAATTATCTGCAAGACGCAGTATTTGGCAATTACCACCACCGTGAATTTTTTCCAACTGAAGCGACAATTTACTGTGAAACCGTAGAAGAATTTTGGGAAGAGTTTGGATGGCTGCGCTCTTGTGGCCAGGCAAGGAAGCCAAATGCCTAGTCGCAGCAAGCAAAAAGGCGACAGGGATGAGCGCCAATTGGTCGATGCCGCCAAAGCAGCAGGGCTGCGGGCGAGGCGGGTGCCGCTGTCCGGTGCCGTCGCTGACTTTAAAGGCGACGTCGAGATCATCACAGACAATCGGCTGTGGACGGCTGAATGTAAGCACAGGGCTGAGGGCTTCAAGCAAATCTATGGCTGGCTCCCTGACTACATTGACGTCTTGACCATACGCGCTGACCGCAAGCCGCGCCTGGTTGTGATGCGGGAACAACATTTTTTTGAGCTTTTAATTAAAGGTAATGGAGACAAATCTTGAGCAAAAAAGATATCGCACTGGCATGGGCCAGGGCTGGTTTTACCGTGCTGCCAATCGGCAGAGACAAAAGACCACTTGTTGCATGGCGTGCAATGCAAGAAACGCCCTGGACAGACAGCGAGATTGCGAACTACTGGAATAACAACCCGGACGCTAACATCGGGGTCATCCCAGGCTCAAACGACTGGGCCGTGGTCGATGGCGATATTTACAAGCACTCAGCAGCCGCTGAGCAATTCAGCGACTGGCTCCTTGATAATAACTTAACGCTCCAAGATGGTCCCGAAGCGCACACAGGCAGCGGTGGCTTACATCTGTGGCTGAAGGCACCAGGTGGCGTGAAATCAGGGCCGATTAACGAGTGCATCGACATCAAGAGCAACGGCGGCTATGTGCTTGTCCCAGGATCTGAAAGTGACAGCGGTATTTATAAGTGGTCGGACCGAGCCACCGGTATAACGGCTGACGGCATACCAGCGGTTGCAAGCGAGCTGCCGGCCGGCGTGGTGCAGAGTAACATGGCCGGCGAGGCGGTATCTCAAAACCGGGGTACTTTTCAAGATGGCACAGTTGTATCAATCGGCAAGGCAAAGGACGGACGTGAGAGATTGCTGGCGGACGCGGTGTGGTTTGCCGGTAATCGCATTGTCGAAGAACGCGGCGACTTACAAGATTTAGATGCCTGGGCAGAGCGGGCCGAGGAGCGCTTCGCACAAGTCGCGCGAGGTCGGCATGGCAAAGAGCTGCAGGATGATTGGCCACGATCCGAGGTATTGGCGAAGTGTCGGTCAACGCTGCCAAAGCTTTTATCGATTGTTGGGAGTGTTGAGGATGACAAGGTGCCGGTGGCTGAGCCAAGAAGGTTCAAAGTAGACCCTTGGAACACCCAAGATTTCAATCCAATCGGCGACGACGATCTTGTTGAGGGCTTACTGTCGCAATCGTCGCTGTCAGTGCTTTACGGGCCATCAAACAGCGGCAAGACCTTTCAAGCAATGGCCCTGGCCTTTGCTGTCTCAACAGGAACCGAGTTTTACGGGCGACAAGCCATGCAGGGCAGGGTGGTTTATCTGGCGGCTGAGGGTGCAGCCAATATCAGAAAGCGCCGGGCAGCTCTTAAAATCGAGCATAAGGACATGCTTGAAAAAAGAGGCGAGCTGCCGGCGTTTGACATGATCGGTAGTAGCTTCAACCTTCTGTCGCCAGTAGGTGACATCGATGCCCTAATTGAAGCAATCGGCGAAGCTGATCTCATTGTGATTGACACCCTGGCTGCCGTTGCTGCCGGCGGTGATGAAAACACCGCACCAACCATGCTGGCCATTGTCAATAACTGCCGGAAGTTGATTAGCCGGACAGGTGCGCATGTCATGTTAGTGCATCACATGGGTAAGTCTGAAGAAAAGGGCGCGCGGGGGCATAGTTCGCTGCGGGCTGCGCTCGACACTGAGCTTGAGGTGATGGCGGTGCCAGGCACTAACATCGGACGGATCAAGATCACAAAGCAACGCGACATGGAGCTGGCTGCGCAAATGGGCTTCGAGCTGCGCACCGTTGTAATCCATGAAACCGCCAACGGTGATCAGATCACTAGCTGCGTGGTTGATCCAAAGGACGTGAAGCGGAACACAACCAAGAAAAGCAGTTTGGTGCGCGGTTTGGAAAAGATCATTTTCAACAAATTTAACTCAGCGACACGTCCTGCAGCGCGGCCTAGCCGCATCGAAGTTAATGGCACAATGATCAACGTGATTGATGCAATTGACAGTGAAATTATCCGCGATAGCTTCAAGTCGTTACCGGAAAATGATGGCGTGACATCCGCTAATTTACGCAAGCGCTATCAAAGAGCTCTGCTGGACGTATGCCGAGAGGGCGATATCGTCTATGGGTCTGAAAAGATTGGACTTTTACGAGACTCTAGCGAACGCATAGCATAATCCAAGTGCGTGACAGCCGTGACACCCCCTTATAGGGGTGTCGCGGTGTCACACCGTAGGATGCTGAGGTGAAAATTGATGGCTAAAGCTAAAAAGACAACCCCGAAATCAGATGATGAAAGCCGGCTGATGGCTCAAGATATTGGCCAGGTCGATACCTTTGTCAGAGCGTTGGAACAGACCTACGGTTATGGACGCTTGCTGGCGGTGTGTCCTGACTTAGAGCTCGCCGCCAAAATGAGGCGGCAAATTGATAAATTCAATCAGGCTATCTTGGAGGCCGACTGGGATGGTGTCCGGGTTCATGGCCAAGCCACCATCAAAGGTTATCAGGCACTAGAACGAGCCTACCTGGCCGCAGGGTTCAAGCCGATAGATCAACGCGCCGTGATCGAGGCGGTGATGCCGAATGGCGCCGTGCTTCAAATCGTTGCCGAGGGGGCGTGTCACCGAGTGATCGAGGGTGACGAGCGCGAGGTGATTGCGATCGGTGCCGAGGCTATCGGGGAGCTGTTTCATGAGCGGGTCAAGGACACCATGAAGACGGCAGCTAAGTTTTTTCCTGGGTCTCGCATTGAGACGATCAGGAAAAAAGAGTGGATTGACGACGAATTACCTTTTTAATCGGAGACAGGCTTGAATAAATATGTGTCTAGCGGTTATCAGCGTCACATTGATGATCATTACCCGACCATTGATCACCGCTGTATAGATGCCTTGCTGCGAGGCTGGGATATTCCGCTGCCTGCGCTCGATCCATTTTGCAGCCAGCTAGAGACTGGCTTACACCCTGCAACGGTTGGATCATTAAGCAGTGCAGATAGGTTTCGATCAATCGTCACAAATCCGCCCTATCATCGAAGCGTTGTCGATTTGTTAGTTAGTGATTGCTTGGAGGCGTTGAGCGGAAAACCTGATGTAGTTGCGCTGTTGATGCGAACGCAATGGGATCACGCAAAAAGCAGGCAGCATTTATTCAAAACACCATTTGCGGCGTCGATCCGATTGTTGTTTCGACCGTACTGGTCTGACCAGCGCAAGGCGTCGCCGATTCACAGTTATCAGTGGCTGATCTGGGATAAGCGCTGGGCTGGCGCTCCAATCGTTAAACATATCGGTGAGGATTAACGCATGGCAACAGAACGCGGCACAAAAGAGCGTTGGCAGCACGACAAGCCGCAGGTGCGGTCAATTGAAATGGGCAGCGGTAAAGCTACAACCGAGGTCATCGCTGTTCATAATCCGCATGTCATAGATATGCTGGCTGACGCCGGCGTCCTGACGCAGCAGCAGGCCGACGCAGCCTTATGGCTTGCTGAGCTACGGCAAGCCGCCGGCATGGATGGCAGGGTGGTCAGCTCATACAACCCGCTCGGCGCTGGCGGAGAGCAAAGCGACGATCAAGCCGAAAGGCAGGCAAAATTCAATGTTGCCGTTAAGCACGCAGAAAACGGCGCTACAGCGGTTTTGCTGCTCTTGGAGGGGTATTACAGCCCAAACGACCTTGACGCGCTTCAGCATGGCTTAAACGGCATCTCACAATATATCGCGGGGAAGTGAGCCTCTTATTAGGAGGTGAGGTCAACCTCAGGTGAGGTTAGTTTCATAGGTAGGTTAGTGGCGTTTCCTTATAAGGGGGTGGGGCAAACCTCAGCCACACCCGCAGACAGCGCTTACGCGCTGCCGTCGGCTGGGGATGGTCAAGTCATCAGTGCGACACCTTCACTTTGACGCGATAATGTGGGCGGTTTACTGGACCCCAGGCGAAGATTGTTGTTATTTTAATAACTTTTTGGCCCTGGTCGGTATCGACGTGAAAGCATCCATCAAACCCGTCGTGACTGTGCGTAACCTTGGCTGATTTAACGCTGGTCACAAATTCCTTGGTGAGCTGGTAAACAAGGCGGGCGTTCCGCTTGGCGATTTTTGCATGGTGGTTTGCTGCAACTACCTCACGCCATGCATGGTGCTGAAATAGTTGCGTGAGAGATTTCCCGCCGTATGCCTCGACCAACCCGCAGGCAAAAGCATAGGTGCGATCCCGGCGGTCAACATTACTGAAATCCAGTTCACCGCTTTTATATGCGTCACGATATTTCTCACCCGCACTCTTTCGTGCTTGATGCCATTCAAGGTCACGCGCTAACTGCTCATCATCAAATTGTTTGAACGATGCGATCATTGCGTCAAACATCTCGTCTGTGCTGTTTTTGAAAGTCATCCTGATATCCTTCCTGTGTATGCCATAACGGGTTTGCGGTTGGTTGGTTAGGGAAGTTTTTTGATTTTTTCCCCTAGCAGGGTTTCCGCCCACCCTTCTATGAGGGTTTCGTCCATTTTATAATAAACCCCGTCAACGATATCATCGAAAGTCCGATTAAAAGTTTGGTCATCGTTGAAAAATTTGCGAGCATTTTCATAGGCATCAGCGTGGATATGATCCCAATTTATGGCGCCGTTCTTGTTAAAATTTTTATCATCCTCGATGGCTGAGTTGACAAAATTTTCGAGTTTATTCCATGCGAGAAGCATCTCGTCTGTGCTGTTTTTGTAAGTCATCCTGATATCCTTCCTGTGTATGCCATGTCTTACATATGTTATAGAAACACATATCAATACTGGCAAGCAAAAAATGTCATGTGTTGCAATTTCTTTAACACCTGTTACATAGGTGTTAGCTAGAGGAGAGAAATCATGGATGATTTGATCGGCCGGCTGCGCCGCACCGGCGTGAACCAAAGCGAGTTGGCAAGGCGGATAGGTGTGACTCATAGGACAGTGCATCACGGCCTTAAAAAGGAATTAAAGCAGTACAGCGCCTTGGTCAGCTTATTGGAGCTGTTGAGCTATGAGGACCGCCGTGGGTGGCTCGAGCAGGCAAGCGAAACCACAACATCTGGTTGACACGTCGCGGAAAATCTATATTTTGGGGGTGGGAATTTGTGTCTAACTGCCAAATTCGCATTCACAGTTTAAAAGGTCAGGGTGCCGGGAAGCCCCTGGCCTTTTTTCATGAGGGAACCATGGAACGGCCGCTGAGTTACCGAGAGCAAAGATTTACAGAGCTTTACGCTGTTAGCGGCAACGGCAGGCAGGCTTACGTCGATGCTGGCTACAGTCCGAATGGCGCTCACCAAGGTGCTAGCCGTTTGTTAAGTCGTGTTGCCATTCGTGAAGCGATTGAGGCGCTAAAGCCTAAATATGCTAAGCCGGAGGAAATGGTCACGCCTGAATATGTACTGGCGGGCCTCAAGCGTGAGGCCGAGCAGGGCGAAACCTCCAGTGGCAGAACCGCGGCACTGACACAACTTGGCCGCGCATTGGGCATGTTTGTCGACAAACAGGCAACGATTTCAGTCAGTTACGCCGACGAGCTTGAAAGCCTGCAAGACGAGATTGCGGCGGCGGTCGAGCAGGTCGCAAGAAAAGACGCCGTAAGTCATTGATATTATTGAGCCGATCACTTCATCGTTAATGAAGTGGTCGCCGGCTGCGGGGCCGGTGAGGTCAGGTTTTGACCCCCCCCTTCGATTTTTTTTGATGCTGTTGTTTATAAAAATATGAGGTCTGGCGTGAGCATTAACTTTCTCGAGACGCTTGATCTCGCTGTTGATGAGGGCTCGGTAGGCGTTATCGAAGATACAAAAATGGATCGTTATTACGTCGTGGAAGTCATGCGCTTTGAGACGCTCGACGAGGCGGAGGAGTTCGCTGCTGATTTGATTAAAGATCATCAAGAGATTGAAGACTTTTTCGCAACCCGGCACTGACCCCCCCCTTCATTTTGAAAGGGCGAGATGAGACCCCAAAACGAAAAAATTCGGAAACAGATCGTCGAGTGGGCGGTAGATCCAGTCAAGTTTGTGCGCGAGGTGATGGGCGCGGAGCCGCAGCCTTGGCAAGCTGAGGCGATGATGGCTCTTGTGACCGAGCCGCGGTTGTGTGTGAAGGCCGGCCACGGCGTCGGCAAGTCAACAATGCTGGCCTGGACGATCCTGTGGTGGATGTGTACGCGGCGCCCCTGCAAGGTGGCTGCGACAGCTAACACGGCACACCAGCTGAGCGACGTTTTGTGGTCAGAAATCGGACGCTGGCACAAAGCCATGAAGGTCTTGAAAAACGAGATTGAGATCAAGTCGGACAAGATACAACTCAAGGGAGCGCCGGACAGTTTTACTAGCGCTAAAGTGGCGCGCCGAGATCAGCCAGAGGCTTTGGCTGGGCTGCATTCTGACCATATGCTCTATGTGGTCGATGAATGTTCTGGCATCCCTGACATCATCTTTGAGGTGGCCCAGGGTGCGCTCAGCTCACCTGGCGCTAAGATTGTGATGACCGGCAACCCGACGCGGACCTCTGGCTATTTTTACGACGCCTGGCACAAAAACGCCGATCGATGGCGCAAGATGACGGTTAGCTGCTACGACAGTGAGCGTGTCAGCCAAGACTTTATCGACGACATGGCGCGCCAATATGGCGAAGAAAGCGGCGTGTTTGCGATCCGGGTGAAGGGCGACTTTGCCGAGGGCGACAATGACACGCTGATACCCCGCGAACTAGCCAACGCGGCAGCCCGCCGCGACGTAGACCCGACTGAGGTCGGGCCAATGATTTGGGGTCTCGACGTCAGCCGCACCGGCAACGACCGCACCGCGCTGTGTAAGCGACGCGGCAACACGGTTTTCGAGGTTATAAGCTGGCGCGATTTAGACCTGATGGAGACTGTCGGCCGCGTTAAGGCAGAATACGATAACGCCCGGTGGGACATGCGCCCCGACGAGATCTGCGTGGACAGCATCGGCCTCGGCGCCGGCGTTGCCGATCGGCTGAACGAGCTAGAGCTGCCGACCAGGTCGGTAAACGTCGCTGAAAGCAGCGCGATGGGCGATCGGTTTATGCGCCTTCGCGACGAGCTGTGGTGGTCTGCGCGCGAGTGGCTGGAGCAGCGTGATTGCGTGTTACCGGACGATGAGCAGCTCATCACCGAGCTGTCACTGCCGCGGTACAGTTTCAACAGCAACGGCAAAATCAAGATTGAGAGTAAGGACGAATCAAAGAAAAGGCACGGCGGAAAGAGCCCTGACCTCGCCGACAGCTTTGTCCTTACGTTCGCGTCGGAGCCGGCGATGGTGGCTGGGTCTGGCAGTTTCAAGTGGAACCAGCCGCTCGAATACAGCAGCTTGGGCATAGTTTAGAGGAGATCCCAATGCCTGGACATTACGGTAAAAATATGGGCGCAAAAAAGATGGTCAAAGCCAAGGGCAAGGGCGGAATGCGTTCCACTTTTGGTGCAGCCGCCACGGCAGGCGAGAAAAAGGCGGCCAAAGGCATGAGCATGAAGCGTAAAAAGCGCAAGTAATGGGCCTGACACTGTTTCGACCAAAAACGCCAGCAAATGCCAAGCCAGAGCCCAAAAGTGTGGCCAGCAAGCCCAAACCCAAGCCGGCCAAAAAGGAGAAATGACTTGTGGCAAAGCGTCTGCACTATTTCAAGACGGGTCGCAAGCATCGCGGCGCGGTGCATAAGATGGGCGACGGCTCTATTCATACGGGCGCTCGGCACACTGCGAGCAGCAAGCCGGTGGTGCATTTTAAAGATCTCAGCACTGCTGCAAAAGCTAAAGCGAGAAAAAGCTGATGGCTAGATTCCTGGGCGACGGATTGTTAGGCAATCAAACCCAGACACTTGCCGAGGTATCACCTGGCAATCCTTTTGGCTTGTTGCAGGTATCGTCCATAGATCAGCAGCCTGGCGTTACTTATGGCAGCCTGCTGCCCTTGGCATCCGATAATGCGGGCAATCTGCGATTTGACATCGCAGCCGGCCTTCCTGGCGAGTTTCTAAGATCTGCGCGCACAATAGCTGAAGGCGCGCGCGGCGTGCCTGTGTCACCCGAGGATGCCGCCACAGCGCTGCTGAACGTCACCGGCGGCTCTGCGTTTGGCACGGCGCCGACAGGCGCTCTGGCGAGCGGTATCATGCGCCGGCAGGCCGATATGCCGGCTGGCGGTGCTGCGGAGCCGTCGGTGTATGACGTTCCGGCCGGCAGCGACCCGCGTTACCTGGGTGCAGCGCCAGACCGCACAGATTTTAGCTTTCTGCGCTATCGACCGGCGCAAGGCACTAGCGCGCGGGTGCAGACAGCTCTCAATAATATGCGCGACCCAGAAAACCCTGTCCGCAAACAGATGCTCGCTGACATCGACCGTGGCGTCGAGCTGGGCGGAAAAGACTGGTACAACACCGAGGAGCTGCGCGACTGGTTTAAGGGTGAGCTGGGCGCGGAAGAGGGCGATCGCCAGTGGCGAGAATTTATGCAGATTATTGGCGCGACGAGCCCAGGATCTAAAGTGCCTGCTAACCTCGGCAATGCCTCCGCGGTCCGGCAGCGCCTATACGATATGACTATCGAGCCTGGCACCAACCGCACCCGCGGCGAAATTTACAGGGAGCAGCTCGAAGGCGTTGAAAATATCGATCAGGCTCGAGAGATCGCTCGCGGTCGAAAAAAAGGCTACGGCCACAAAACCCAGGGCCTGCAGGAAATGGTGATGGCGCGCTTCCTGCGGTCTGGTTTCAAGCCCAAGCCAGAAGAGGGGCCGGCCGCGTCTAGCTCGATGACAGAAAACCCTAAGCCCAAGGGGTTCACTCAATCGTTGCTCGGCAGCGGGCGCAACATTGCCGCCGACTTGCATTTCACGCGTTACATGGCGATGGCGTCGCAAGACCCGTCGTTCTTATCTGGGCAGGCGGAGATCGGTCAATCGTTGAGGAAACACTTGCTGTCAAAAAACCCTCAACTGAAAAAGTATATTAGCGGGCGCAAAAAAGACGGCAAAGAGCAGATCACATTTAACGCTGCCAAAGCGGTGAAGGAAGGCAACGCGACAATCGCGCAAATCACGCGCGACGAAAATGGCGACTTGGTGCCGCAGATGTTCTCTGACAAGCCAAACAATAACGAATATGAGGCGTTTGAGGACTTCATGTTTGAGCTTGGCAACGAGCTGGACATGACTGGCCCGCAAATCCAGGCAGCCTTGTGGATGGGCGCAGCCGATCGGACGGGCGTCGATCCTAGTAGTCAAGGCACATTTATGGAGCTGCTGCGAAAGCGAGCTGACCTGCAAGCTAAAAAAACAGGCAGCACTCGAGAAGAGGTGATGCGCGAATTTATTCGCAATCAAGGTTTACTTTCGAGCGGCGTGCCGGTGCAGGTGCCAACTGGTCAGCCTGAATCTCGAGAGGCTGTCCTCGAGCGTGTTCGTCGCGAAAACCCAAATTTCATGTAATGGCAAAAAAACGATCGCCGTCGCTAAGCGTCGGCAGGGGTGAAAAATTACCGGCGAGCCGCGGCGCAGGGCTGACAGCTAAGGGCCGCGCGAAACTGAACCGAGCGACCGGCAGCAAGTTGAAGCCGCCGGTCACCGGAAAACCAAAGAGTAAGGCCGACGCTGCGCGGAAAAAGTCTTTTTGCGCTCGAATGGGCGGCGTTGTCAAAAAAGCCAAAGGCCCAGCAACGCGGGCGAGAGCCAGCATGAAACGATGGGGGTGTTGATGCCCGGTAAGGTGCCAAAAAAGTATCTTTCTGGCGCAAAAAACCCAGCCGCCAAAAAGCGTGAAATTCTTGAAACCCGGCGCCGGTACAAAGCCG